TATTTAAATTAATTAAAGATCGTCGACGTCGTGACCTGCCACTATGCCAACATTGTAGTGAAGTTTCTCAACTCCTGCAGTGTTTAACCGACGTTTACTCTGCGTATGGTGTGAACATTTCGAAGGAAATTTTTAATAAAAATTTCTGGCACTTTTCTCAATTATATTGTGCTAAACAGCTCGACAAAATGATCAAGTATAGAGGCCCCGCCCTCTTCTCTTGGTTTATGAAACAGGAACAACCTTCTTGTCCTTCATTCTTAATAAATAATAAGGGTCAGCCTCAGATTCATTTTCCTGGACTGTACCGTGTCGACTCTGTTCTTCGAAATTCCTCTCCAAATGACTTCCAATGGTCTTTGTTTCAATCTCTTCTTTATTTGAAGCGAGGCGCTCCCCGCGCCACTCGCGATCAGCTTCGTGCTGACGCAATTGAAACGTTTCGTGCCTTAACCACGAGACGACGTCCAAAGAATCTCGCCGATAAATTATGCGGTGAGCTTTGGCGCGAAGACGTTAAACGGCGACTTAAGACCGTTATTAAGGAGGTGTTTGGTCCTTTCCGGAATTTTGCATGGACCGATCCAACGAATGACTCGGCCCTTCCACCCGTCCCGTCCCGCAATTCCCATTTTGGAATTGGGCGTTCAAATTTTGGAGCGCTCTATCGCAATTTGCGCGATTACGGTCGGCCTGGATATGATCATTCCTCACAACGGGCTCTAGAAAGAGTCTCGTGTTTTGAGAAAGACCAGCCCGGCGTACTGTTTGTGTACCCCGAGAATCTTATCCAAGGTCATGACGCGATTGTTCCCGAAGACGTACTGTTTCTAGACAGTCTTACTCGGTTGACTCGTTACTTTGATAGTTTCGAGTCTCTTCAACGTGCCATGAGGCAGGTTCCCTTTGCCGAGCTCCACCCGCTCGCAGAACCATGCAAAATTCGAACCATTTCCAAGGGCCAGAACCATCTTTATTCTGCCCTCGGCGTCGTCCAGAAAGTAATGTATCGAGCTTTAACTCGCTTCGATAACTTTCTTTGTTGGCGACCTGTCGACTCTTGTGTTCTCTCCCATAAATTTCGAGAACACCTGACGAAACAAATCTTTGTATCCGGCGATTATAAGGCCGCGACCAATAATTTGAATCCTGATCTATCTGACTTTGCGATGAAAGAAATCGCTAAGATAACCAATATGCCCGATAACCTCCTTGAACTTTCTTTACGAGGTCTGACGGGTCATGAGATCTGCTTTGAGGACCTTGGTCTTCGAGAAACCAAAAAGGTATGCGCCCAGCGCGTCCTTTGGCAATGGATTCTCGATCAAGGTGAACCTATCCCTTCAAATAAAAAATTTAAGAGGGATGCACGGAATTTTTCTCCGTGCGGAGCCGATTATCGGAAGGAACTTCCCGACTTCATCAGCGCCCCGCAACAGTGGGGTCAGCTGATGGGATCTCCCATTTCCTTTCCGATTCTCTGTCTGATTAATTATAGCGCAATTTCTGTCGCTATTAATCCGACATGGTTTCTTCTTGGTCAGAAGCAACGACGGTTTCCCCGTTCTATTCGGGAAGAGCCGATCATTGTTAATGGTGATGACTGTGTTTTTCCAGCATCACAAGATCAAATCACACGTTGGAAAGAGTGCACCGCCGCTTGCGGTCTCGAACTATCAGTGGGGAAGACTTATTTCTCTTCCGAATGGTTTATTATTAACTCCACAATGTTCCGGATCCTTGATCCGCTCAAATTTCCTCAACCGTGTGTTTCGTCAATCGAGGTACCACATTCTTGTTGCCTTCGACAGGTTCCTTTTCTGAACCTCTCTTTGATGTATGGACTCACTCGCTCCGGCGATGCTGAGTATGATCCGGCCGACGTCACTACCGATCCCCTTCGGGACGGTACTATCGGCTCTCGCGCAACGGCCCTTATCAATCGACTTCCTGATAAGGTTGCTGACTTTGCGTATCTTGCTTTTATTGCAGATCATCGCAAACGTTTACCAGATAATCTTCCCTGGTACGCGCCTGTCGAATTTGGGGCGCTCGGTCTCCCTCCCCGATTATCTATCGGGGCGGTTTCCAGCGTTCAGGACTATGAGAATAGTCTCTGTTCCTCCAAGTTCCCTGATCATTTTCCTTCCAAACATCTTTTCTTTGGTTCTTACGACGGTGCTCCGGAGACTTTCTCTCGGTTGCACGGTTGGTTTCGTTCACACAATATTCCGCTCAAACGTTCGGAGGTTAATCCTTCTACCGATCCGACGTTCGACCAGTTTGCTTACTCACGCTCTCTGACTCTTTCTTGGTCAGAGGTTTCCTTTCAATGGGATCTCAATCACGTCCAACGTAAAAAAGTTATCCAACGTTTTTACGAACGTCGCCTCCAACAGGCCCGTGATCGACATACCGAAATGAAATCGCGATATTCTGAAATTCAAGAATTCCGATCTCAGGGTATTTTTCCCCATTCACTCGAGGATCTTGTCTTCGAAGCGTGGGCTGCAACTCCAATGTATGAAACTCCTGCGTTAACATACCTTATGCTATAATATATATAGTCATAACTTTCACAGTCGCCGAACCGGTGAATAAATGACGGAAAGCTCATCCAATTATTTCAGATTAACATCTGAAATGATAAATGAGATTGTCGTCAATCTTCTGACCTTTTGTCAGACTCGGACCGCTTCTGTGTTGCTAACTGCGATAACCTCTTGTCCCGCAGGTGACCCTTTACT